ATCACCAAAGAAGAGAAGTCGGCTCCTACAGAGAATGGAGAAGCGTCAGCGATTACTGGTTTTTGGGATACTCTGGAGAATCCTATCTCTCTAATCAAGCGTGATTCTATGGTAGCCAATACTTTGAAGTATCTGACTACTCCTGCTGAGCAATATCAGAAACAAGAGGCACGTAAAACTAGAGAGGATAAGCATGAGGCGATCCTTTCTGTCCCAGCAATGAGTGATCTTAATGATCTTCTGAACCAGTATGAAGATAAAGCCACGCAAGTGGGACTGACCCCGCAAGAGGAAGATACATACTATAAGTTACAAGATACTTATGGTACTATGTATGATACTATCTCCACTGTATATGACAAGGGAGATATGACTCCTGAGTTTAGTTTTGCTGCCCTGAAGGAAGCTGTTAAACAAGATCCGGGTGGAACTATAGCAGAGATGGCTAATTCCCTCATTTCTAGTCCAGAACTTCTACTTGTTCCTGTTGGATGGGAAGCTGCTGCTGGAAAGGTTGGGGCCGCCACTGTCCAGATGGGCAGGGCTACACAGACTATTGCTAAAACTGCGGCTGGTATTACTGGAGCATCCGCTACTGGTGCAGGAATTGCTACGTTGGATGAAGCGTCAAGACAATTGGCAAACAATGGTCGTCTGGATTATGATAAGCTGAAAAATGCTGCTACTGTAGGAGCAGTCGCCGGTCCTGTAGCTTATGGTACTATTAAAGGTGGTGCTAAAGTATATAGGACTGTAGTTGAAAAATCAGCAGTATCTAAAGCCAACAAAGCAATTGAGCAGTTCGAGAATACTGTAGGAAAGTATCGTTCGGAGGGACTTAATGCGCAGGCTGCTATACGTCAGGCTTCGCAGGATATGAAAGTTACTCATGGAGATATGAGAACGTACTCTATCCAAGCAGGAAGGCCGGTTCGTTTTGATCTGGAGAAGGTTACTCCTGAGTTTGAAAAGAAACTAACTACTAAGGTTAGTAATTTATATAAGAGTAGCTTCGTGCCCAAAGCTCTTGGTGGAATACAGGAGACTATAGATAAGGTACTTACTCCAATGAGTACTGTTTTAGGTAAATATTCTCCAAAACTTATGCACAAAATGCGTAGATTTGAGCATGAGTCTATGAGTATGGCCTTAAATGCTAGGGAAATTGCTAAACCATTTATTAAAAGCTACCGCGCTCTCACCAAAGAGCAACGCTCAGAACTAGATTACAATCTAATGTTTAAGGATATGGGTGCTGCAAAAGACTATCTCACAAACATCGGCAAAGGGGATATGCTTGGTGATTTGGATCGTGTCGGAGAGTTGTTAGACAACTTTTATACGGCACAAAAGCAAGTAGGACATAATCCTGACTATATAGAAGGATACTTTCCTCGTATTGTGACAGATTATAAAGGTTTTCGTCGAGCTACTGGTCGTCAGAATGAACCATCAGTTTTCGATAAAGAACTTGCTAAGGCGGAGAAGACTAAGGGATATCCTCTTAATGATGTGGAGCGTGCTCTGGTAATTGATAAAATTATGAGAAAGGGAACTTACATTGGCCCGGAGTTTGGTCTATCGTCAGTCAAAAAGCGTAAAGTAATGGGAGGTAAACGGGAATGGTTGCCTTACTATGCAAATTCTGAAGAGTCTCTGGAGAGATATATTCAACAAGTAACCCACAATATTAATCGTCGTAAATTCTTTGGATATACTGGAAGGGATAAACCAACAGCCGATCTTAATATTGACGAATCAGTTGGTGGTGTATTAGATAGGGAGGTTCTAGCTGGTAATATTACTAATGATACTGCTATGAAACTCAAACCAATAATCGCAGCTCGATTCGGTGGCGGTGAAAGGGCTCCCGCTGCGGCTATTCAGGATATCAAGAATATCTTCTATATGGCTACCCTTGGTAATCCTCTTAGCGCGGCAACACAGTTAGGGGATTTGGGGATAGCTACTTATGCTCATGGTATTTTGAATACGGCTAAAGGTCTCCTGAAACCTAATGATGTTAAACTTGCAGATTTAGGTATTGACATGGCGGCTGCTGAATTTGAGTCCACACGCAAAACAGCAAGGGCCTTGAATAAGATTCTAACTGGTGTTGGTTTTAAAGCTATTGATGAACTTGGTAAAAATGCTAATATTCAAGCAGCGAGTAAGAAACTACAATCTTGGGCTAAAATAGGCAATACTGCTGGAATGCAAAAACTACAGAAGAAGTACTTAGCTGCCTTTTCTCCTTCTGAATATGCTGATTTTGTAGAATCTTTGCGTAAGGGAAATATGTCTCATCCCACAGTTAAGTATGCAATGTTTAGTGAGTTGTCAGATCTGCAACCTGTATCATTATCTGAGATGCCCATGAAATATCTTCAGCATCCAAATGGAAGGATAATGTACATGTTAAAATCCTTCACCATCAAGCAGTTGGACATTCTTCGTCGTGATGCCATGGCGCAGATTAAAAAAGGGAATACTACTGAAGGATTTAAAAATCTAACTAAATTCACCATGTTCTTCACTGCTGCTAATATGTCTTCAGATATGCTAAAAGAATTCATTACAACAGGAGATGTCGATCTCAATAATATTGATGATCGCATTATTCCTAACTTGTACCGTAACTTTGGTGTATCTGAATACATCATGAATAAGTACAGTGAGCAACCAATGATGGCTGCTACTCAAATGATTATGCCACCATTCAATATTTTGGATGATGCATATCGAGATGCTGCTAACTTTGGGCAACAGTTCAATAGTCTTAGATATCTTCCAATCGCTGGTCGTATGTTATACGAATGGTTCGGCGGAGGTTATGAAAAACGACAAGAAAAGGAAATGCTTAATATGATGACTCCGCAAGAGTATAAAGATATGCAAGTGGATATGAACTTTAATGAGGATTCTGGTTATGAGCAATGATCGATACCCAGATGATGATCATAGACGCAGAGAGTATGATCACTGGGTCTTTGATAAAAGGATTCCACTAGCTCTTGTATTTGCTATGTCTATACAGTTGGGAGGATTTATTTGGGCGGGAGCAATGCTATACTCTAACGTAGAGCAGAACACCAAAGCTATTCAATCTCTTCAAACAGCCTCTCTTAGACATGAAGATGTTCATCAAAAGATAGATGATGCTATTGTTGAGATGGGTAAGATTGCAATTCACATGCAATATTTACAACAGGATACTTCGGAGATAAAGAAGTTTCTTCGAGACGAAGTAGAATGGCTACCTAATCCTAAAAAAGGAAAATAATTATGCCGCTAAATAAGAAAGGAAAGAAAATTAAAAGTGCTATGAAAAAACAATATGGAAAGAGTAAGGGAGAGGATATCTTTTATGCATCCGAAAATAAAGGGACTATTAAGGGAGTTAAAAAGCATACTCCCAAAAAAGCTCCAATGAAGAGGAAAAAGTAATGGCTGAATATGATCCATATGCTGCACTTAAAAAGCGCAAAAAACCCCTAACCAAAGAAGAAAGAGAAGTGTATTTTGCCTTTTCTGGGGGTGATCCTTATAAGAAGAAAACTACTGCAAAGAAAGCAACTCCGAAAAAGAAAGTTGCTGCAAAAAGGAAGAAGTGATGTGGGATAAACTCTTTGGTTTTCTGAGTGGTGGATTTACTTCAGAGGTAGGTAAAATTATTGATGATGCAACTCTATCTAAAGAAGAGAAACTAGATAAGATTACTAATCTAATTATAGTTGAGATGAAAGCTGCCTCAGAGGTTATTATCACAGAAGCTAAATCTGATAACTGGCTAGCCGCCAATTGGCGTCCAATCACGATGCTAACTTTTGTTATTATTATCGCTAATAACTACATAGTTTATCCATATCTGTCTCTGTTCTTCCATGAGGCTCCAATGATGGAAATCCCGCCTGACATGTGGGGATTACTAAAAATCGGTCTAGGTGGTTATGTTGTAGGTCGATCTGGAGAGAAGATTGTTAAAGTTCTCAAAAGCTAGATAAAAGAAAGCCCCCAATTAAGGGGGCTTTTTATTGCCTACAGATTAACTTCTTCTGCCCATTCTGCGACACTAAAGCATGGACAATCTTTTAACCACTCGTTAGAAGTGATAATACCGTCCCCATTAAGGTCAGGAGATAGATCACGATGCCCTACTAGTCTCGCCTCTGGGAATAAATTCTGTAGAGCAATTGCTACTCGACGCATAGCTTCTTTCTGCTCTGGAGTACGAGTATCTTTAGGATGTAGCAACTCATCCAGACCTCCTGCATATACAACAGCAATAGAATTGTGATTATGTCCTTTTACGTGTGCCCCAACTTCATCCAGTGCACGCCCGAACTCAATTGTTCCATCTAGTTGAATTACTACGTGATACCCAATTTTATCAAATCCACGGTCTTTATGCCAACCATCAATAATAGAGGCTGTTACATTTTGACCTTCTGGGGTTGCAGAGCAGTGAAATACTATATAATCAACTTTCTGTAGTTTCTGAATCATTTCCTTCCTCCATAACTGCCAATTCGTTCATAGCCCGCTCTTCTTCGGCTAATATAATACCCATCACTTTATTAGCATAGGGAGCACGAGAATTAATAATAATATATTTCTCATCTGGCATTCCCAATGCCTGCTTTTTACGAGCAATGAAAGTAATTACTTTTTCAAGTTTTATTTGTTGTTTCTTGTCTAGAAAAGAAAAATCATCAAATTTAATGAATATACCTCTTCCCAGAGTGGATATATCAGACACCACAAGACCCTCCTTTACCAGTTATATCACAGATATCATGCTCTGCATATTCAACACCCTTGTGCCCGACAGCCTGAGAGTAAGGCACCTCCGTTAATGGTTGGCCACCACGAGCACCATCAGGATAGCAAGTGAAACCTCTAAGACGATGAGAGTACCGAGCAAGAGTAGTAGCAAATTTCTGTACCATATCTTCATTGTTCAGTTTACTCCCCCACGATGGTAGATTAATTGTAGAACTAATTGACATATCTACATAATCCTGAATATCCGCTTGGAACTTAATGCGCTTCTCAGGATCAGCAGCCAGTGATGTGGCTGTCTCAATCTTTTCAGGATCTAGACCATATTCATTGATTAGCAATTCTGCTGTGCCATCAACTACATATTGGTAGTGCCACCTAGAGCCATCCCTCAAGTAGCGGCGCTTATAAGCGACTGCAAATAAGGGTTCGATTCCTGTTGTAGTACCGGCCAATATCCCAATAGTCCCCGTAGGAGCAATAGCACGATAAGCAACTGGACGACTGATGTACAGGCGATCACAATGCTCGTTAGCAGCAGATTTTGAAATAGATTCGTAGGAAGCCAGCCACTGGTGCAGTTCTGGTGTGACTTCATAACCATAACCTCGTTTTAGGAGCCATTCATGTATCCCCATAAGTCCCAAGCCCAGTCTGCGATTTTTTTCTCGAACTTCGTAGACTTTTTCGTAGGGAAGGTCGGCCCGAAGAGTGCCACATACAAGAAACTTAGAAGCAACGGCAACAATATCATTAAACTCGTCAAGAGAATCAATACGACCAAGATTAATCGAACCGAGATTACAGACATCGCTATCATCTTCTGAGGTAACTTCAGTACAAGCATTTCTAAGGGTTTCATTTTCTTTACTCCCAAAGTTGAAAGAAAACCCAGGTTCTCCAGTACGAAGGGCTTGCTCGACATTAGCTAAGAACGTTGCTGGAATTGTCTTAATATCTTCATTTATACCAACCACAATCTTACCATCTGTCTCAATAACATTCCTTCCATATACTTGTTCTAGGAAGGAATTATCGTAATTAAGACTTATATTAGTCATGTCTAGCGGAGCCGGAAAGTTAAAATCATCCTGCTTAATATCATACAGAGTCTTTCCAGTAGTGCCAATAGACATACTATGCCAGTCTTTAGCAGATAGAAACGCACGGGAGTCTCCGTGCTGCCAATTTAGAGAAGCATATATAGCAGACCTGCGACTACCCCCCTGCATCACATTACGTCCAATCTCATTGAGCATATACATAAGATTAAGAGGACCGGACGATAGTCCTCCAGTCCGGGATAGTGTATATCCACTTGGTCGAAATATAGAGTAATCTACTCCAATTCCACCTCCAGACATAAGAGCTGATGTAGATCTCTGAGCTAGCGCCGCCCATTCCTCCCTTGTATCAGCCTCACCCTTAAGAAGGAAGCAATTATTCCAGAAATGAAGAGGACGCCCTGCATAATAGAGGTAGCGCCCTCCCGGAATGAACTTAAACTCTGTGATAACCTGCACCAGAAATTCTTGCTCACTCTTGCTAAGAATTGAATGCAATGTACCACCCATTGTGCCACACACATCATCAACAAGTCTCCTAGCCAAATTGGGCCAAGTATCAGCGGGCCCTTGGGCGTATTTATTATGGAAAGTCGTCTCACCTAAATGTGTCCTAAATATCATCCTTCCTCCCTTACCATAGCATCAGCAGCCCGTTTTACTTGTTCTCGTAATTGGGGAGGAACATGCGCTGCTAGGTATTGTCCAGCGGCTAACCAGTTGCCCTGCTTCATTCTTTGAGTATATTGGTCAGCATACAGATAGATGCGACTCCTACTTTTCTCTAGATGTACTACATTAGTCATAAGATACTCCATCTGTACGCAAAACACTAATGAGAATATCCATTGCTTGTCCTAGCATCTCATCGGCCCCGTTAGTCACAGACCAATCGGATTCGTCTCCAGCAGCTCTCAGTTCCTCCACCGCCAGCTCAATAGCTTCCTTAATAGCTAGTACTTCTGTAGTTGTTATATTATGAATTGCCATTGTCTTCTTTCTCTTCTTCTTCTTTGATCTTTTCCATAATGAAAGGCACTACTGCTCGATCATATAGAATCTTGTATGCTGTCATGACGGCTAAGAAAGCCTTATCATCATCACAATAATCTTGTGTTGGGTTAGCAATCTTCCATCTACCCATCTCAGATATTTGAGCGTCACATGCTGTAGCGATGGCAGTCAATTGTGACAATTCTGTTTGCTTAAAGTTCACTTCAGACATTACCAGTACTCCCAAAACCGCCATCACCACGCTCTGTCTCATCAAGACTCTCTACTTGCGTAAGTTTTCCAACATAACAAGGTAGAAATACCATCTGACATACACGTGGAGGGTTAATTTGAGGAAAATACAACTTTCCTTGAGCTACAGCAAATTCTTGCAGCTCCGGAGGGCAGACATCAAACGTTAATTCAGCAATAACTTCACCTCTATAATCTGGATCAATTACCCCCGTGGTGTTTTTTAAACGAACACCATACTTTGTACCCCATCCTGATCGTGGAAATAAAAAGGCCGCAAAGTTCATATTAAGCCAGTTGCCATTGATGACATCATGATATTCATTATATGGAATATTACAATCTATTTTAAATCCAAGTTTAACTGTTGCACCAGTTACTGGAAGATATGTATCATCGTATATATGATGCAATATAATTTCTCTCGCATAACAGTCATATCCTACTGCGCCAGAAGTAGATTGTGTTGGCATCTTTCCATTTTCTACTAATTCAATTCTCACAACCATTCCCTCAATAAATAGTTAAGAGATAATTCAAGGATGTTATAATTACCATCCCTAACCTCGTGTTTCATTATACACCCATGCCAGTGATCGTTAGCTTGGTGGCCCTTATAATCCTCATCATGCTGGTAAAAACTACCAGCTACTAAACCGCGTATAGTCCTCCCATTTGCTAGATGCTTCATGGCCATATCAAGACCTTGCTGATGCCCCATAGTAAATGAAAAGCCTATATTGTTAATCTTAGTTGAACACTTACCACCCCACGGATGTCCTGAATTAGGATTATAGAAATAGTGGGAATATGTTACACCGTCTACAGACACTGGTTTTAGGTAAGGAGGCACTTCCCATCCAAACTTCTCAAGTTGGAGATCATGCAGTCCTAACTTACCAGCTAATTCTGGGTTAGCGTTAGTGTGTCGAAGAATACGTTCCTCATGATTACCAATATTAAACAACATCCTAGGACGATACTGCTTCTCTTTATTCTTTTTACGCCTATTATTATACTTTATAATAGGCTTAAATAGGGCCTCCATTCCAAGTAGTCCGGCTTCAATATCCTCTTGATAATTAGCCCCCTCTGCTTTCTTTGTTCCTTTATCGTAAGAACTGAGAGAGTGCATATCCCAATGGTCGCCTAGATGAATAATTACATCGGGTTTCTTGGCAACAATATAATTACCCGCAGCTTCTAAATGATTTATAGGAACCCCAGGCTTTACCTGTGTATCAGGTATGACAAAATGCTTAATCGGCATTTGTATATTCCTCAAGTAGCATCTCGCAGTAATGAATGGCTTTGCGGATATCCTCAGCTCCGTTCTTAAACTTGTGGCGAATGATGTACTTAATCACGTTAGCTTCACGGTAAGGAATGTTGTTCTTTACAATAAATTCTACAGGTTGAATAATCATATTTTTATAATGATTACCACCTACTTGTGTACTCAAAGTATTTAGTGTTTGTATGGAATTGTTTGACATTTCTCTTTCCTCTTAAAAATACGACCATGCGAATACATAGATAAGGTTACAGCCCCAGCACCACCAAATCCCATAGCCAACACACCATACCAATCGCTAGCTACTACAGACGTGATCATCACAAACTGCGCCACTGCTATTAGCATAGAAGTTACTACAGCTGATTTATAATGACGGTGGATTACGTTCTGCTGCTGAAACACCGCTAGGAACACAAAAAAGAAAGTGCTCAGAAATAAGCCTATATAAACCATCACATGCCTCTAAATATAACTATGGCTGAAGGAAAAGGAGCAGACTGAGGATTTCCATTCTTATCAAGAATAGGATTCCCATTAATCTCGAATTTCAATCTACCTTTTAAAAAACGAACCTCAATTCCTTCTAAGGGTTGTTGTTTTTCAGTGTCCCATACATATGTATGCCATGCAACTGTATCTGTTCTCGCTGGTATAAGAAATACAGAAGTACATCCTTTAATCTGCTCTTCCACAGCTTTCTTCAGAAATAGTTTCTGCTTTCCACGACTATAAGGAGGATTACACCATACAGCATAATCACCAACCACCTGTTTCCAATCTACTCCCAGTGAATTAGTCTCGGCACAATAACACTTAGCGTTGTCTAAAGTGGCAGCAGCATCAAATCCGAAGCAGAATTCCTTGTCTAGCTTATCGAATAGCCACTGAGGTGTTTCCCACTCATCACTATTACTACTAAAATGAACCTTATTCATTAAGCCATTCCTCTGGTATACTCCCAATTGCATACTTAAAACAATTCTTCTCACACCAATCTGAATACTTAGTGGCGTGTTTACGAGTCAGCCAATTATCTCGTTGAAAAACAAATCTAATATCCAATTCTGGATATTCTTCTTGCAGAGCTAAGTGTTTTTTTCTATTATCAGCAGTAAATACACCCTTAGCTTCGATAAGGATTTTTTGTTTCGGCAACCAGAAATCGGACAC